CGCCTGCACTTGGAGTGTATCCAATACCAGCATTTGTTATACTCAAAGTTGCTACTGTTCCAGCAGTACCAACAAGAGTTCCTGTTGCGCCAGATTGTAACTGAATAAATGTATTGCCATTTGTTAAAGTATCCTGAACTGTTGTTCCGATTCCAATTCGGACAGTTTTTGAATCAATATCAAATGGGTCTTTTCTCAATACATCTACACCATTCGTTGGCAGTGTTGGATTGAAGAATTGTACCGATCCGCTAGAAACAAAGTTAGCGCGATAAAGTTCAAACTTAAGATCTTCATACTGACTTGCATCCCAACTTGAAGCGTTTTGTGACTTAAAGAGTGAACCAAGAATTGGTTGTGATGATACAAGAATTTGACCAGCTTCTGTTGCTGCAGAGGTAACATCTGCTTCTCCAAGACGAGAAATCCAAACAGTGTATTCTGTAGAATCTGAAAGCAACACAATTGCATATTCTGTTTCACCATTCAAATAGATTGGAGAATCAAATTCAATCGTCGTTGGAACAGATGCATCTTCAGACACATTAACTTGATCTGGTGACAATTCAACTTCAGAGAATGGAAGTATCTTCAGCGTTGGAAGACCAACTTTAATTTCTCTGAGTTGGCAATATACGGGTAATGTGGAATCTTTTGTTCTGAAATATACATTCAATTTGGTTACAAAAATACCAGTCGCATCATCAACATAGAATGACTGGGCAAGTGGGTCAATTCTTCTTGCTCGTTGCTGTGTTATATTTTGTGTTACATTAGTGACATTGGTAATATTATTAATTACCTGTGATGTAATTTGGGTAGATGAAGAAGTTGTTGCTCCTGCGTTAGAGGTTGCAACAGAAGATGCTGTTAAAGATCTTGTCTCTTCAAAATCTTGATGCTCAACCCTAGTATTTCTGAGAGAAAGAGTGACTTCTTGAGTATTATCAATATCACCTTGTGAATAGAAGATTTCTTCAGCAGATGTTGTTACAACACCACCAATTCTACTATTTGTAGAACTGTTTGTTAATCTGAATACACTTCTTCCTGTTTCAAATACTGGATTTCCTGGAACATTACCATCAGGAACAAGGTAAGTACCAATTACAGTGCCAATGTTATCAGTTACCATTCTGAGGTTTGAAACAGTTGCGACTGCACCGCTGCTTTGACCTCTAAGAATCATACCAGTTCTTGCCCAACCCCAGAATTCTGGTTGCCTTTCATTTGACAAACTGAATGTGTCAATATTCAGCAGTGTGCTGGTTGATGAATAGTTTTCAGGAATATTGTTTTGTCTATCATATGGGTTTTGTGCATAGAAATCTGTAGGACTATCATATGGACCATACTTATGGTTTGAAACTGCAAGACGGAAAGAAATATATGGAAGTGTGCTTGTATCAAAACCATCAACTATAGTGGCAGTTGGCATTGTACCAATAATATTCTCACCAACCTGGAATGTTCCAGAAGTCATTGAAACTTCTAACAGTTTTGGTGTACAGAAGTTGTTAACATCAATACTATCAAAGAATCCATATACTTGAGTATTTGGTTTCAGACGCTTACCAGTAAACTGAATGTTTCTGGAGCGCATAAATTGGATAATATTTCTACTTACGATTCTATCACCAAGAGATTCTGTATCAATCTGCTCTCTAACTGTACGCTGAACGCCTGTTCTTCTTTGGTCTAAGTTAGTTGCAAGACTTACACCTCCTCCAATATCAATACTAGTTGTCGTAGAAACTTCCTGTCTTCCGCCACCAACATCAGTTGTGCTTGAGGAAGAAGACATACTTGCACTTAAGGCGAGTCCAAGATCTTGTCTAATATTGTTTGTTTCCCAAGAGTTCCAAATAATAGGACTTACTCCCAATCTTGAACCATCTGCTTGGTCAGTAACTTCTGACCTTAGTGCTTCTGCAACACCAAGGAAAGAACCTTCCATTCTAACGTCTCTGAGTTCAAGACGATTTACATCAATCCAAACATCAACTGTGGGTTCAAGATCAATAGTCCCTTCCCAAGTCTTTACAAGATATGGAGTTACATTTTCAACTCTTGTTGCAAATGGTTGTTCTACCCAAAGAACATCATCATAATCCAAACTTAAAACACTACCAGTTTTTCTGATATTTGTTCCAAGTATATTACTCAGATAATTTTTATCTTGATTTGCATTAGTTGTTGTTCCAATTCCTGCAATTGCATCAGAACCCAACTCAAGATTAAGTGAAGTTGTGTAGTGTGATGGTCTAAGATGACCATTTTGAAGATCTAAACTATTCTTCACACCAACCGTGTTATCCTGAACACCAACGGAAGAGAAGTTGTCAATCAAGAATCCTGATTTAAATCTGTTCAGTCCTACAGAGTCTGAAATGAACAAGTTTGCAGTATTATTTTCAAGAAGTGAAAGACTTGTATAATATTCAAGATTCTTAATTCTATTCTCAAGTCTGAAGATATCACTCATTTGATATCTCTTGTGATCAACAAAACTTACTTCTGCATCTCTAACATCATAAAGATATGGAGGTAAAGCAACATTTGCAATATTCAGTCCATTAGATACTTCTTCGGGAAGTTTTGGATTATCTGCTGGTTCACCAACCTTTAATTGGAAAATACCCTCTTTTGTCAAATAAATTCTATCAATTCTTGGGAGATAATATGTAAATGACAGTGTTTCAGATTCATCAGACGCTAAAACATAGTTGGTGCTATGATTGCCGCTAGTAAATGTTCTTCCTTCAAATTCAAATGGCGATCTAGATCCAGCAGAAACTGTAAAGTTACTAACTCTAGGTCTTGCATCCAAAATATCAGTGTTTCTAAACTGATTTACTTTTTGAATATCTTTTCCATAATCAAAAAGATCATATGAATTTGCAGTGGTTATGTCGCCAGTTTCTGAAGTGTCATAATAACCATTAGAATATACAATCTTTATCTTTCTTACAGGTTCTTTGGTATTTTGCTTTCTTAAAATATAACTATAATCGTAGTGAGTCGCTGTTTGACCATTGTAGAAAGTAAAATTATCAGTAATATTTTTACTACCTTGATTCAGTGTGAATGCAATTCCATTAATGTTAGATTCTAAAAACTTAACGATTTCGCCTTCTTGGAAAACATTCTTATTTAAATAAATGAATGATACTTTACTACTGTCTAATCTTTCAGCATATATTCCTCTTGCGCCACTAACAGTTCCAACAAATTCTTCGCCAATAATCAAATCATCTGTTTTTGCTGTTGGTCCATCTAATGATCCAACTACCAAATTTGGAAGAACTGGTTCAGAAGTATCACTAGATTCATAAATTCCGTGGATCTTAATTACATCAGGAATATTTAAAGAAATCTTTTCGTCCTGGACACGAGTTCCAAATGGATATGTTCCGAATGTCAAACCATCATTTTTTGTAGTGGTTCCAGTGCCAGAATAGTCATACTTAGATTTGTCAACAATTAAAGAACCGATACGTGCTTTTCTTTTTACTTTTGAAGTTACCGATTCTTTTCTTAAGGTTGCAACTAATTTAGCACTGCTATCATTGGATCCCAATCCATTAATAACAAGTTCAGTAGAACCATTTGTAAATTGGAACTTATCTTCTGTAAGAACTTCTAAAGTTCCATCAGATCTTGATAAAATATATCTTTCTTCGTCAAAAGGTAAAAATACTTGATTTGCTGCTGCAGTTATTGTATTTGTTGAATTGTCAGTTATAGTAATATCAAATTCTCTTCTAACAATCAAAGAAGAATTTGTAAGATCAACAGATTCAATATTTACTTTTGGTAATGGTGAGAATAGTCTATTGTTGTTCTGTGTTGCTTGAAGTTTTGTGTAAAGAATGGAAAGATCATTTACTTCAGTAGAAACTGCAGAGGGCAATCCACCATCACAAACACCATTTACTGTAGTAATTCCACTAACAATAATAGAGTTTGTTAATACTTGATCAACTCTTGCAAAAGATTTGGTTGTAAATTCTGGTCTTGTATATTGAATTAAATTGCCTGTTGTAACAATTCCGGGGAATGTTACAGTTGGGCTAGTAATAGTAGAAACGCCTGCAGAGAATCCAGAAATTGATGCATTACCGTTACCAATCAAACCAGAGACTGACTGAATAGTATCTGCGGAGAAGGTTTTGGATGCTCCAACATTTGAATAAAGAGATTTGACATCAGAAAGACCATAATTACTGAATCCAATACTAACTCTAGTATCATTAGTGCTATCAAAGATTAACTTTTCGCCGTTAATAAAGTTACCAGAAATTTGATATACAGTTAGTGCTACGCCAGCAGAAACATCATGCTTGAGGAACGCTGTAGCACCACTAGAATCGCCTTTAATGTATGTTGGTGTGCTTAAGGTAACCGCTTCATTTACACTCAGGTCACCAAATGTTTGAACATCAAATAAAGAAATGTCCCATCTGTTGATATTTTGATTTCCTAATTCGTAAGAACCAGATTCCAGAGCAAAATCATAAACTCTTGCTACACCTATTTCCTTACCTGCAGGTGCATATGAACTTAAACCAACCCTAGCATCTCTGAGGCTAATCGTTGATGAGGTATTAATACCAATAGAAGGAGCACCAGAAGATCTGTTTAAGTTGAGGGTAGAACCAAAACTAAAATTAACTGCTTGATTCTGGATTAAGTTTGTAGTTCTTGGTTTTGGTGCATCCAGAAGGACTGGAGAAATGGTTTCTACTTCGTATCCCTTTACATATGCCTTTCCTGGACTAATTTTATAAACCATCAAATCTTCTGATGGCGAAACCCCAGAAGATGTCTTTTGATTTTCTAAATAAATTCCATTATTTCCTTTGCCATCATTCAAGCTTTCTTTACAAAAAGTGCTAAATGATTTGATATAATAATTTCCAGATTCATCAAAAGTTCGTCTGGCAAGTTCATCTGCTAAAAGATTGTAATCAGTATTTTTGTTAATTTTTCTGAGTACACCATCTTTTACATTTGCTAATTCAATAAAACTTGGATAATCGTAGTTATCCAGTGGTTTCTTTGATAAAATGGCAGATATTTTTAATCTATCAGCGCCAGGTGCTGCATAGTTATTAAATCCATTTGCATTATCACTTAAGTTTTTATCAACATCAGCAGATATAACTTCCTCTATAATATCAAAACCAATTCTATAACTTGGAGTATTTGTATATTGGTCTAAGATTAAAATCTCATCATTAACATCAACAAAATAACCTCTAATAAAGTAGACACCAGCACCTAAAGCAAAAGCAGATCCAACCGAATTTGCGTCTGAAGCAATAGTTCTAGCAAATCCCTCACCTGCAGAAATAAAAGTACTTCCGAAAGAAATATTAGAATCTGTAATTAAATTCTCACCGTCTTCAAAATCTCTTGAAGACAAATTATTTTGATTTGACTGATAATAGTCAACATATAAAGTAATATTTCCCCTTTCAGACTCATCTGAAGTAATAACCTTTTTAACAATTGCTACAACACCAGAAGTTTCTCCTCTGATTTGCAACCCAACTAAATTGTCAAGATATAATGATACTGGGATGCCTAAAAAATTGCTTTCAACCTCAACTGCATAAAAATTTTGAATATATGTAAGGTTTCCTGGAATTACCTTTGCACCTTCTTTAAAGAAGTGATTGCCAAACTGTTCAACCTGATTTTGAAGAATTGACTGTAAAGTAGTCAGTTCTCTAGCTTGTACTGGATATCCAGGTTTAAAGAGAACTTTATAATAATTATTATCCTTACCACCAATCACTGGTTGATTGTAGTCATCAAAATATGGAGCTACGTTGAGGTTGATTTCTTGAGACATAATTCCTTAGAATTGCAAAATGACTTTAATATCTTCTTTTTGGTTTGTTGACCGAGTAATTGATGGTCTATTATCAACGTAAATGATATTTCCAGAATACTTTTGGACTTCTGGTTGTGACACACCCTTAACAAACTGTTGGCCCAAATAGTATGTCCTACTATTTATTACGGTACTGATACCCGGGTTGCTTTCGCTACCAAATGATGTTTGGATTGCTAAAGTTGCACTACCACCAAGAATGTTAAAAGATCCGCCACCTCCAATATCAGCAGTAAATCTATGTAAGGCAAATCCGTAAGTTGGTGATGCGTTTTGCGTACCATTAGTATTGAAACCACAATGATACCTATCTTGCCAATATTTCAAAACACCTGTGCTTTGATCATAAGAAATTACTCTACCAAAAGCAGTTGATCCAACACCGATAGTTTGGGTGATTTGTGTATCTGCATTAAAGACAACAGAACTATAACCAATACCTGTCAGCTTGAGTGCATAAACAGCACTTGCTTTATCAAGTGTTAGAATACTATCAGAACCATTACTTAAAGGACTTTCTACAATGCCAACTCGTGCAATTTGGTTTCCAGTAATAAAGTCTGGATTTTCTGCATCATTCTCAATTCTAGAATAAAGAAGAACATTATATGCACCAAGTTCTTTATAAATGTCTGCACCATGACCACCTTGTGGAGGAATGATAACGTTAAAGACTGGTAATGTTGTGCCTGTTGGAACATTACCACCAACAAGATCTAACGTACCAAAAGTATATCCAGATCCACCACTAGAAACAGTTACAGTTTCGACTTTAGAGTCATTATTAATAACAACAGTTGCTTCTGCACCGGAACCATCACCCCTAATAGGTACTCTTGTATAAGTTCTATTTGCTGTTCCTAATCCAACACCTCTATTGGTGATGGTTACAATTTTTAATTGTCCACTAGACGCTGCATTATTTCTAACTGCCGCTTCTCTTGAACTTGTATCCCAGTCTTGTGGAACTGGCATATAGTTTGTAGAGTCAAACTTTACAATATCACTTGGGCTAATTGTGTAAAGATATTTCCAAATATAACCATCACCACTTGTTCCTGCTTCTCTTGGTTCTAAATCAGTGAATGTTGGTTCATCAAGAGAAGGTCTTCCGGATGGATTTTCTGGAGAAGTTCCATTTTGCAGACAAATATAAACTCGATAATCACTGTTTAAAACATAATAGTTTGCAGAGTATAAATCAACCGAATTTGATGGTTGTGATAGCTTTGTTGCACTGATGTCGTGGCGATACATATCATAAGTAACACCAGATGTCCAAATAGTTTTTCTTACAACCTGTCTAACATCAGTTTTGGATATTTTTTTCATCGCAATCATTGTGTCCCAATGATTGTTTTCCTGATTAAAATTATCAACAGGAGATGGTGGACTTGTGTTCCAGTCAGTATTATAATCAGTTGGATTTGGCAGACCAACAAAAGAATAGTAAGAGTTGCTAGTTAAAGCAACCCCTGCTACAAAGTTCTTTGCATTTAATATACGAAGTTGATCAGTAATTATTGCAGACATTTGACGGGAGTTTTTATTTATTTATTAAGTATTTTAGATAGTGTTAGGATAAACACTAATTGTATTTCCCATTCCCGAATGAGCTGTACATTGATAATATAATGTGTTTGGAGCATTGAAAGGAATTTCAAATCTTATGACGCCCGTTGCTGCTGCATTATTAGTGACGCCATCACTATATGCTGCTCCACCATTAGAAACGCGAATTTCAAAAGGATGAGCACCTCCAGAGTTATTTACAAACTCATATACCATACCTCTTGCGAGATATAAAACTGGATCATTTGTGGTTTGTGTAAATCCAATTCCAGTAAATGTATAATCAGATGTTCCATTAGCACCTAGAATCCATCTACCTACTGCAGCATTTGATACATCTCCATAAAAAGTATTTGCAGTAACTATGCCAACTGCGAGAACATTGGTATTTGATGTTGTAACGTCAGCCGTTGGATTTGTGGTTCCTATTCCGATATTGCCACTGGAATTTGCATAAAGTCTAATGTTACCATCACCATCAGAAAGAACAACATTATTTGATGAAGTTCTAATATCTAGATTATTTTGATTTCCACTATATTTTCCAATAATTGTATTTGAACTTCCAGTAGTAATAAGAGATCCACAAAAATCTCCAATAAATGTATTATTATTTGCATAAGTGAGTTGTTGTCCAGCTCCAGTTCCAACGGCAGTATTTCTTTGAAATGAAGTAGATGGATTATTAATTCCTAAGTTAGATAGAGCTTGTGTTCCAACTGCAGTATTAAAGTTGCAGTTTATCGCATTATTAAGTGCATAATATCCAACAGCAGTGTTTTGTTGTCCCCCAAGGTCGGAATTTGCTACACTCTGCCCAATGTAAACGTTAGTAGAACCTGGTCCCTTAACAGTAATCCCGTTAATGGTAGAAACACCAGAAACACTTAACTGGTTGGTAAAAGTAGTTCCAGTGACTGTTACACCAGTGCCAAGAGTTTCAAATTTTTTACTATTTGAAGAATATAAACTTACTGAGTTGTCATCAAATCTTGCTCTGTATGCTCCCCCAAGTCCATACTGTTCAAAATCAATTCCCGATGGAGAATCCATACGAATTCTTCCACCACTGAAAGTATTTCTTATGTTAGTATTTGGAGAATCAAAATAGAATGATGACGAGCCGCCGACATTTAAAAATGCATAAGAACCGTCGTTGTTTATTTCTACATTTTGTGATGCATCCGCAGAACCATCTTTAGAAAATCTTACTGGACCAACAATTCTTCCAGAAAATGTAGAAATACCAGAAACATTTAACTGATTTGTGAAGGTAGTTCCAGTAACTGTTACACCAGCGCCAAGAGTTTCAAATTTCTTAGAGTTATCATAGTAAAGTTCCACTGACTCGTCAGTGTTGAACTTTGCCATAGTTTCGGATGTACCTTTCAACAACTCAATAGTATCACCATTAGAAATTATTCTAAGATTACCAGTTCCCGTATCTTGTATGTAACTATGAGAACCACCTGCATCATGATAAATTCTCAAATCACCACCACTTCCATCATAATCACCAAATCTTATTTCCCTCCCATCTTTAAATATAAGAGCACCCTCAGATTCATCCCATAAAGCTCCATTATCTCCATATGTTCCTGAAAATTTTATATCACCACTAAAAGTAGAAACACCAGAAACACTTAAAGTTTCAAGAGAAGTATTTCCTTTTACTGTGAGAGCACTTGTTGGATTTGTTGTTCCTATACCAACATTAGAAAGTGTATGAATACCTACTTCTGTTTGATCCCAATAGGATTCTCCACCAGCAGATACAATTGAACCACCAGCATAGAAAGCAGTTGCGCTGATTACACCAGTGTTTCCATCAAAAGAAATTCCAGATCCTACAAGTATTTTATTTGTATTTCCATCCAATATAATAGAAGAAGAACCTACAGTTAAAATACCAGTAACTCTTGCATTGCCATTGACAAACAAGGAAGTTCCTGATGACCCAACAGAACCAACCTCAAGAGCAAATCTTGGATTTGTTGTTCCAATTCCAACATTAGAAGTTGTATTAACACCAGCCGCAGTTTTATCCCAAGTTGGTGTTAAATTTGTACCATCGCCAAACTGACTATAAATTTCTGCAAAATTATCATTAATAATACCACCAGCAGTTCTTAAACTATCACCAGTTCCGTCATTTCCAACTGATCCGGTGTTTATTGCTACTCTTGACATCGTAACTTACGTTTTCTTTTATTTATTTTAAAAAACATTAGCTAGTATAGTTTAAATACTTCAGCGGAGCGGTTCTGTTTACAAATGCCGAGGTTGATATTCCACCAACACCTCTAAATGTATATGAATTAAATGAACCATTTTCTAGAGGTTTTGAAAGAACAACTTTACCCCAACTAAAATTGCCATAGTAGTTTGATGTTGTTATTCCAAGGAAAGTGCCTGCACCAGCGCCAATTCCAATAGAACTGAAATCATATACAGTAGAATCAAAAGTGATAGTTGTTGAACTAAAATCAATAGTACTGATGCCAGTTCTCACATATACCCTTCTTACTGATGTTGTGCCAACACCAATAACATTCACTTGAACATCTGAGCAAGATGATACTTGGTAAACATTATCTAAGAATTGAGTTCCTATTCCAATAATTTCGTTAGAACTGTTGAATGAATCAATAGATGTTGAAGCACTTCCAATGTTTGAATTGTAAACAACAAAGAAGTCGCCAGTAGATATTCCACTTACAGTGATAGCAGGATCAACTAATGTATTATCTCTCAAGAAAGAATCTGTAGGAATAAACAAATCAAATATTGTTTCCTGTGCTGTAGTTCCAACACCAACAATTATGCCAGAATCTCCAGAATAGTTGATAGTATCTGCAACTTCACTCAATAAAGTTGGTGGTTCGATAAGAACTGCCGGAGGATTTGTATTTGTATATCCAGTTCCTGCACTTACTACAGAAATAGTTGCAACAGATCCTGACGTAAGTGTTGCAGTAGCAGTTGCTTTTTGTGTAGTTCCAATACCAACAGGTGTTTGTATCGTTACTAATGGCGTAGAAGAATAACCATAACCACCTTCAGTTACATCAATTGAAGTCACTGAACCTGTAGTAGAAACTATCGCTGTTGCAGATGCTGCTACTAAAGAGTCTTGAGATATAAATGTAACTTTATTTTGGAAATCTAGTGATGTACCTTCATTCTGGGCATCAAAGAATGGTTTGATATTATCAACGTAAATTGTTGTTGAACCAACTCCTACGGAACTAATCAGATATGATGAAGGATTAATTAATGGTTCATAATGAATTCTATCTTTTCCAACAATTCTACCATTAATGATTTTGTCAGAAGTTTGTCTACACCATTTAAGTGGTCTTGCCAAAGTATCATCTGTAGTTATTCCTGGTCCAGAATATGGGTTTGTTTCCAAAGAATCTGTGGTATTAATACCGGTAACAACTCTAGATTCTTCTTGAAGTCCCAATCCCTGCCCAAAACCTGGTTCATAGTTTAAAGTAATTTCATCACCAACCTTAATTGTTTCTAAAACATCTCTAAAGATTACATCAATATCACCACTTCCTTTGTAGAATAGGACTTTTACAAAATCACCTTCTTTGGGAGCTTCACTAAACTCTACAACACTTCCACCTTCAAAGTAATATGCTTCACCTGGTTTTTGGAGAATATCATTAACAAATATAAGAAGTGTTGATTTTATGTCAATATTCGATCCTTTTGTTGAACGGATTGTAACTAGATTTCCACCAAGTTTTAATGGGAACTTTTTAGTTGTACCATCAAATAGATCCTCAAAACTATCAAGAACTTCTAACTGTCCAAGAACCCATCCCGAGAATAAGTCATTATATGTTCTATCAACTGTAACTTGGAACTGTTCATATGGTTTTGTGGTATCTGTTGGAATACCAGTGTTGCCACCAATTTCAACTGTTAGAATTTCTCCTTGACCATAACCATATCCAGTATTTTTGATTGTAAAGTCAATTACACTAGAACCTTGACCAACAACAACATCAATTTTTGCTTCAGTTCCTGTTCCTTGATAAGAGGAAGAACTATAAATCAAAGGAATATTAGAATAAGAGAGAGGGTCATCAAAAACGACAATTGGCGGATTAGTTGTAGTATATCCAAATCCAGGATTAGTAATCGCAACACCAATGATATGACCATTGCTTACCGAAGCAGTTCCAATAAACTCAATATTTGGTGTTCCTGTGCTTGTAGTTTGAACTCCAACATTAACTACAGTCTGTATTCCAATTCTGTATCCAGAACCACTATTTCCAATACTAATCGCTGAAATAGTTCCAGCAGCAGAAACAACAGCAGTGCCACCAGCAGAGACAAGAGGTTGTAATCCAAATCCTGTAGAAGAACCAACAGAAACAATTACACCACCAACAGGAACATTTGCATTATTGACATCATATCCAACAGAAGATGCTGTTCCAACAAACCTGATACTTGAAATACCAGCACTTTCTATGAGTGTGTAATCTTCTAATTCTGCTTGTTCTCCTTGTGGACCTTGGAACACTCCATTAATAAGAATTACAGCATTATTTGTTGAGAAACCAGCAACATTTTGATCGTCTACGGTCAAAGTGAATGTCTTATCAATTCCATTAAACTGATTAGATATTCCATCAAAGATATAATTGGATTCATAAGTCTCTTGTGTAGTGTCTGTAACACCACTTCTCATAAATGTTCTACCCTGGAAGGTAGAATGTGTCGCAATTCCTACCCAATCCCTTTCATTTGGTGGATTTGTTACAGAACCTATTGGTGTTAATCCATGAGGTGCTTCTGCAAAGTGAATTGTATTATCAATAATATTATAATTTCCGTCAATTATTCTAATAAGATCACCAGAAGAGTGGGTTGATAATCCAGTTCCCATCCAAGATCTATTAACTAATACAATATTGGTACTTCCAATACCAACTGTATCGATCTTCATAATTTCATCATTAATTTGAATCAAATTTCCACTGAAGAATGAAGTAATTCCAGTAAAGGTAAGACGAGTATCAACAATAGTTACATTTTTTCCTAAAGATGTGGTAATTGATGTTCCAACAATTGGTGATTGAATATAATTATCAATTGCAATAAGACCTTTTGCATTCTGATTAGTTGCAATTAAAGAATGTGATGTTCCAATTCCAACAGATGTAATATCAAAAACAACGGGTGTTTCTTTTAATGCATTAGAAGCATTTTCTGCCAACTTGATTGTACTTTCATCAACTTTTACAACATAAACTGTTGATGGAAGTTTATCAGTCAATCCAATACCTGTAACAACGGTTGCAGCAATTCCAATTGCTTGAGTTGTTCCAGCACCAGCATAAGAATATCTTACTTTTTCGCCAGTTACAAAATAATGATCTGGAATGAGTATAGAATCTGTGGATGTATCGATAATGTCAGAACTACTTCCATTGAAGTATCTCAAGAATATTGGATTTTGGTTATGAGTTAAGTCAAAACTTCTTATAACAGATGTTTCTGTTCCATCATAGTTTCCATAACTACTAACAATTTCAGCATTATTAAGATTGATTGATGTATTAGATACAGAATTTTCATCTTCAACAAGACGAAGTGCATTTTGGAAAACTCTTACTTGGACATCAATACTTGGTTCTGGTGTAAAGGTAAGTTGAGTTCCATTTGTGCTTATTGCAGCACCAACATTACCTAGAGATGTGTGTGACTGAATAATTCCATATTCGGTCATAGAAACATCTGTGCCATCATCAATGACTACAACCTCAGACATTTGATATCTTTGGTTTGTAGTATCTTCAACACTTACAATATAATATGCACAAGAACTGTCATTTGGATATTCAGTAATTACAGTTTCTGCAGGAGAACCAGAGGCAGTGATTGAAGCAATACCAGAACTTACGTATCCAGTCTTTAACTCTTCTGTTCCTACACCAACGGATGCTGATGTAGAACTTGCTATTGATACAACCAATGTGTTGATTGTTACACCAACTCCAAGAGCTGCATTTGGTTTAAAGTCAATCTTAATGTTTGAACCATCAATGTATGGAATATATGTACCAAGACCTGGAACACCATAAGGATTGGTAGTTATATGATCTGTTAATTGACCATACTCAACAATATCAACATTAGTTCCATCTTGTAAAAGGTTAATCTCATCAAATTCATAATAGGAACCATCAACACCACCAATTTCAACAAGAACTTTTGCGGATCGATAAGTATCTGCTATTGAAACTATAGTTCCTGCAGAAGATGAACCGGAAGCAAATGTGGTTTGTGTGGAATTTATGTTAACAACATTACCCAATGAACTCTGACCTATACCCGATACAGAATCTTTTAAATCGTGCGAAATATATGATATATCATAATCATTTATTCTGTACTTAATTGGATAGAAATTAAGTTGACCTAAAGTTGATGTGATATTAAAATCAAAAGATCCAAGATCCGAATATGTTTCTACTCTACCATATTGATTAAGATACCCATTAACATTATCATGTAGTAATGACACTACCATAATCTGTCTTTCTAATGTGAATCTCTTATCTCTTACAAATGTAAAGTACTTTTTGGTTCTAGCAGAGTCTAATTCAAACTGATCAATAGTACTGAATCTTGTTGGTCTTGCTTTGCTATTAAATTTATCACTTATATCATCAATAATAAGAACTCTATTTCCAATCGACTCAAAATAATCAGTCAAAACTCTATTTTGCAGTATTACCTCATCAGAAACCAATCTAGTACCAATATTAGTAGTTTTTTCTGTTGCTAAATCGAAGGTATATACGCAATTTATGTTTCCACTACCAACCAAATCAACTACAATATCTGCAACACTGTCTTGTGTAAAAGGAGTTGCTGAATTTCTATCACCATCTTGATTTTCTATAATAAGATCAGAGAATTTTAAGAATCCCGAAGTGTGATTCAAAGATTGAACAGGCTCGTTCCAATTTTCATATGGAATTCTTGATTTTAAAGAATATGAGAAATACTGGTAGTAATTGTTATCTGCAATTCTTTGAACATTGTTGTTTAAGAATCCTGTATCATAAATCCATCCTTTATTGACCTTTGAAGATGGTGCTAATTTTATAAATGAATCAAAATCAATCTTTTTCTTTATCACACCTCTAGTGTTAGATGATTGACCTGTAACAATCTCACCTATCAACAAATCACTATCTGTTGATACCTTTAGATATTCGATTTTGTTATTCCAACTTTCTACGATACCAATCCCTGTTTGTGAATATACAGTTTCTCCCACAAAGAAATCATTCTTTTTCAGTTTAATATCAAAAACTGGGAAATCATTTTTATTAACAACTCTACCAAAAGAATTTGATGCATCAAATATTCCAGGAAATTCATTTGTTGTGAGATAATTTGACAAATTATATGTAATGGAACCTGTATTTCCACCCAAAGCAGGATTGACCTCAGTTAGGGTGAATAATTTATAATCATATTCTGAGGAATTGAAACCTCTTGCGGTAGATCCAATTCCAACACTAGTATTTTCGATTAAAACCTCATCGCCAACTGCAAATGGGAATGTATCACTAAATCCAGTATTAAAACCAACTACAACGTCTTTTGTGGTTGGATTATATGTTATTGAATTAATACCAACACCGTTTGAATTGTATATTGGAATAATTGTGGGTGTTGTATTGTACATCCCATAAGTATTCTTTAATATTCTTACCTGAGTTGCTCCAAGATCATATCTTAGATCAACATCAGATACAATTTTTTTACTAAATCCGTCAATAACAACTAATCCTGGCGATGTTAAGTAGTTTTTGCCTGCAGAAGTAATACCAATACTCTTAAACGAAGTCAGTGGTTCTACATTAAGTATCTCAGGCAGATTCAATGTAGGTGATAATGTCAAATCTGTCGGATAATCAAATCCAATATTTTCTATTTGATTTGTGACGATTTTTCCAATAGAATTACTCTGCGACTCAAAAATAGCACCACTACCATAGTTTGTAGTTACTGAACTAATTCCAGGTGTAAATTCATAATTACTTCCTCCACTAATTACACTTACCTTAGATATTGGTCCATACGCTGTTGGAGAAGTTGTTTCATAATAAAGATTTGCAGTATCTTGATTATAAGAATTTTCTTCAGGATAATCTGTCAGATTAAAGGTAAATGATGTGGTTGATCCGACACCAGATACTCTGTGCAATCCAGAATAAACACTATCAATAAGATTAATTTGATTATTGTTAAAGACATCCTTATCAATGATTATTTCTTTCTTTACATCTTCTATAAAGTCGTTATTGACAGTTTCTAACTTATAGTAGAAAGTCTGTGGGAAACTATCATTAAGAACAAGTGATACACTTGCTGTAGTATCAATACCAACTCTGCCAGTTCTAATAACTTCAAAGTTATTGGATATGCCTGTGCCATCAAATTTATAGTGGTATTGTGAGTCTGAATAGAAATTGAGTTGGAAAGCTGAATATAGAGTTGAACCATTCAAGTATGACAGTGAAGGATCTGATAAATCAAATTTAATAGTTTTATTTTTATACAGATTTAATTGTGGATTGATTGAATAAAGAATACCATCAGAAGAGCTGGTAATACCAATATAATTGGGAATATTTAAAGAAAGATCATAAAGTGTATTACATAATCTAATTTTATCTTTAGTATAATATAAGACATAATAAATTTTCTCATCCAACAAACCACCAGAAGGTGAAGTTGAAGTATGAATAATTTTGTCGCCCGTATTTAAGTTATGATTTTCGATATAAATCGTATCTTCACTAACATCTACATCAATTGCGTCAAATGATTTGGGATTAAAGACAGATCTTCTATTGGTGTCATTATAACTTACTGTTATTGTTTCTTGATTTTTTGGTTTAGATACAAATTCTATATTATCGCCAGTGTTGAGACCATGCGTAGATGCTGTTGCAACGGTTACAATATTTTTAGATATTTCACCAATGATTGATTGTCTCTTAGTTGTAATGCTGTGATAATCCCCAACACCAAAGTTTTCAAAGAACAGAAGTCCTGTAGAATTGGTTGTTCCAATTCCAACGAAAGAACCTGTAGTACCAAGACCAACTTTTACAGTAGACAGTCCAACTAAATTATTTGAAATTTTAGCAACATAAAGATCTTGACCCTGTGGCAGCGAGAAAGATGAATTTCCGTTAAACACCGAAACTGGTGTGCCACCATTTGTAGAATAATGAACCTTTTCACCAGTCTTTAAATTATGATTGGGAAGATAAATTGATTGATATGGAACAAAAACTTGAGTTAATCCAACTCCAGGTAAAGAGAAGACTACAGTTGTTCCGATTCCAACAGAGGCAATAGTTCCAATTCCTATTGATTCTTTGGGTTCAAAATAAATTTCTTTATTTGTTGCATAAGCATAGTCGGTTTTAAATCCAGTATTGACTTTAAACTTTCTTGGATCTTCATAAAGAACGGTGGTTGCAGAATACGCAGAACTTACTGTTGAATCATATTCTCTTAAAACTCTAATTCTTCCTGCAGGCGAATCTACATTTAAAACCTTGACCTTTTCTTGAGTTCCAATACCCAAGATGTCATTTTCTCTGATATATGGATACTCCAAAATACCAGAAAGATAGAAATATGTGGTTAAACCAGTGACACCAATAGTTGAAATTCCCAATGCAGTAACAAAGTTATCAGTTCTTATTCCTAGAGTGTAAGAACCTGCCAGACTTGAGAAATAAGTATTAAATCCTGACAAAGAAATTAATTCAAGATTTTTCAATCCGTGTGGTGATGTGGCGAATCCAATTACAGTATTGGAACCATCTAAAGTAGCAAACTCAACAGATGAGAAAGATGTTGTTGCAACACTAACTGCAGTAACATCTTTGCCAAAAACTTTCTCTACCTTTGCGGATGCATTGTTTCCACCAGTGTCTGAGTTGTCAAATAATAAACGATCATTTACATTATAATTTGTACCACCAGTCAATATTCCAATGCTTTCAACTTTTCCGGAAGAAGCATAATTTATGTTTACTGTCTGATTTTTTACTTTATCTGGATTGAAGACATAATTATATGAACTATTAGCACCTTTCAGATTATAATTTGTAGTATTTCTAAACCAATTAAATCCATCAAACGAATAATCGTCTTGATTAGAGTATGTGGAGAAGTTAAAATCTATTGGTTGCGAATAATATTTTGTTCCAACAAAATATGGGAAGACTGGTCTCTTGTATCCCTTAAAAGGACCATCAGTATCTACGTTTTCGGTGCTAATAGTTGAGAAGTATGCATAAACACCATTTGGAAAATCTGGAGTAACGCAGAATCTTCCATTGTGTTCATCTAAATCACCATTTCCCTTAAACTCATAATCTTCATTAAAAAATCCTTGTGGGAAATATGTAAGAGAAGGTCTATTTGGTTTAGTTACCAATTCATATCCAGATTTCAATGATTTTGAAGTTCCACCGGTTGGTGTAGAGTATCCATATGGACCGTAGATTGGATTGCCATCATAAGCCCATCCAATTATTGGGGAGTGATACGCGGAAGACACTTCTTCATTATTAACTTCGCGTAAATCAGTAATTCCATATAAAATCAGATCTCTTATTACCTTAGTATCTCCACTTTGTGATTTTGAATATAATGACCTTCTCAGATTTCTTGGAGCATAGAGGTGACAGTACTGCAGACCGTAAGAATCTCTATCAGAAGTAGTAACAATACCATCGTCAGGTGTGATAGTATTAAAATATTTCTGGAACAAATTAACTGTCCACTTTTGAATACTTGCAAATAATCTGCAATTTTCTCCAGCAGAAATTACATCTACGCTTGTAGTATCATCATATCCAATTCCACTCTTAATAACTTTAACCTCCACCAATTCTCCATTTTTGATTATTGGTGTAAGTTTTGCATAATTTCCTTTACCACTAATAACAAGGTTTGGTGGGCTATTGTATCCTGATCCAGGTCTTGTAACCAATACCTCTTGAATACCACCCCCACTATTAACTATTACAAGCAGTTCTGCACCATTTCCACTTCTGAAATCATAAATTGGTTGTCTGTTGTAGTTGATGATTTCTTCAGAACCATAATTTGTTCCTTTCGAGGTTAAATGGACTGAATCAATACTACCTCTGAAAATTGGTTGTACTTTTGCTGAGAAATCTTGTCCAGATAAAGTGGAAACCCCAATATTTCCAACAATTCTTACACTAATTTCTGGATAATTAAATGAATGAATACCAGTACCAGCAGAAGAGAATTCAACAAATCTTTCAGAATCCAAAAATTCTGTTTTTGCTGTCGTTCCCAACCCAACTGGTGCCAATCTAAAGGAATCTTCATCAATTTTTTTAACAAGGTAAGTTGAAGATGTATTAAGACCTGATATTACAGTTCCTGATGTTGAATACGTCAGTTCTTCGCCAGTAAAGTATCCGTGCGATTCAATATTAATAGTATTCAGAGAGGTGCTAACACCACTAATTTGTGTTGTTCTTTGCTTATTTTGATATCCTGTACCACTATTTGTTACTACTATTTCGGATATAATTTCCTTCTTGGTAGCAGATTTAAATCTGTGTATACCAGTTCCATAATCATTGAGATTAACTGTATTGATACCAGAAATTGCCTCACTTTGTTTTGCATGAAGTTTAATATTAAAACCATCAATAACAGAGACGTAATAAGCTGATTCAGTAGTGAGACCAGAAATAGCCTTTTGATTATCTGGTAAGTAAATTACTCTTTCATAATCTCTAAATTTATGATAAGTAGAGAATCCAATCGTGTCAGTAAACAAATTGACATTGGTAGAAGTAGATTCTGCATTGAAGAACGCATTATGATCTACTGAAATTGTACTTACCTCGGCAGAAGCATTTACACCATTTCCGCCAGTTATTGTTACTGTTGGTTTGTTTACATAGTCAAAACCACCATCTATAATTTCAATTCTTTGTAAGGTGCCATTAACAGCGCAAATACCTGTTGCACCTATACCCTGAGAATCTGATATATCAAGACTTGGTGGGTTAATTACATCATATCCACTGCCCTGAGCAGTTACATCAATATTGTTAATCTGACCATAGAATAAGGTTTCTGAAGACTTGTAATTTAAAATCTCTACACCATTAACCAAAATACCAGTTTTTCCTGGTTTAGTTTCATAATTTGCACTCTTATTGGTTGGTTCTTTTATTTCACGTAAAATATTTTGTGGTTGTATAATTTTATTTGCAAAGTCATAATACTCAAAAGTATTGGAAGTAACTATGCCTGATACAGAAATGTATTCTCCATTTGCTAAGTTTGATGGACTCTTTGCAAGACTTATACTTGTTGCACTAACTCTTTTTGCATAGTAAAGACCCTCAACAAGTTCAGGAAACTTGCTTACAATATCATCATCCGCAAAATTAGAAGCAACTTTAAGTGGAGAGTAATAAATTTTATCTCCTGTATAAAAACCATGGTCAGTACCAGAGGTTATTTGAAGAACTTCTCCACTAAAACTTCCAGAAACTGTTACTTTTTTGTTATATGGATTTATTAATTGGTTATAGTATGATGGTAAAGATGGAGAAGCAACTAAAACTTCATCAGAATAGTTTGTATATACGTTTTGTACGTTTGCTGTATTATTATTTAAATATGAATATGCTGTAGAATTTGGTTTTGTAATATATCTGTCAATAGTATATGTCAAATCTGTGTTTAACTGTCCCTGTCCGCGTACAGAAATTCTTTTATCAGAAAGAACATCTACAATAGTTGAATCATTTGATACAGAATCAGTTCCAGTAATCTTTATTCTGTCACCAACTCTAAAATTATGCGAATCAAAAGTCGTTAGATCGTAAGTATAATTAGAAGAATCTCTCAGAGCAAAAAATTCTACTTTATAAGTATTTGCAATATTATAAACCCAGTTATTTCTTCTAACACTTTCTGAAGAAATTCCTAAGGTTTTGATTTTTGCAGTATCGTCTTTCGAGAAAAGATATGTGTCATTTGGAATAACAACTTCATTCAGAACAGATCCAATTCTTACTTTAATAGGACTGTCAGTTGAAACACCAGCATATCCGTATGCATATACATCAAGTCTAATTTCTGTTTCTGGGGATATGTCAGAAGATGCTCCAGAAACATTATAAAACTGAGTTACTGATTTACCACTGTATGTTAGTGTAGATTCGGAACCATTTGAAAAAGTACTTATCAGGGTGCCTGATGCAGGAAACCCTATCGTAGAGTCAACATCAATTACTGTTGATCCTGCAGATACGTTGGATACAACAATAGTTTTGGGATGTAATGAGAAATTACCATAAAGAGATCCCTCGAGAATAAGATCCTTATTATAATCAGCATCAAAACCTAATTGATAATACTCTTTCCCACCTAAAAATATTTTTTTAACATCAGTAATTGAAGCATATGAATTATCAATGTTATAGTCAGAGTACTCGTCCTGATAAAGTGTTTTGTTTAAAAGTTCTAATGGATTCCCAGAAATTGCTTCAACTACAAGATCTTTTGTAATTCTATATCCTGCATCAGATGGTCTGAAAAGATAGTCTCTTGGTTTAATTACCTCAACATTTTCTCCATATAAAGCACCAAAAAGAATTTTAAAAGATTTATCAGTTCCTTTCGAGGTATAAAAATCTTTTGCATTTGATATAAAACTTCTTTGATTTAAATCAGAATCTAAAGATCTATCAGAAAATCCAGGAATGAACTGTCTCTTTATTTTCTGTAAAAATTCCTTTAAAAATAAAGCGCTAAGATTATAAACCTTCGTATTTTTAGTATGACTTTCTGCAATTGAACTTTCAAACTTTAGTTCATCTGGCTCATTTGTTTTTGAATATGAAGTTACGCCACTAAACCCTCTTTTGCAATTTACAAAAGTAAATCTGGTTTTATACTCATAGGTAATAATTTCGTTGTCAATTAAAAGAAGTCCATACTTGTCAGGAAATCCTTCAGTAAATAACGATCCGGTTGCAGAATTGCCAGGATAAACATTAATAGATGTTGAATATGATTCAACATCTTCAGAAAGATATGTAAATTCGACAGTTGAAGAATTTTCCTCAAGTTTTAAATACTTGTCGATATTTTGAATTATGTCAGCAGGAGCACTTTGATACTCTTGCGAAACATAATACTGCTTAAGAAATTCTACTAAGAGTGGAGAATCTTCCGCAATAAAATTGGGAAGTTGATTTTCAACAATCGACTGAACTTTTACTCTTGTTTCTGACATATCTTTTTATCTTACGTAAATTCCGTTGGAGTAACTTGATGAAACTGTATAATTTGTTCCAGAAATATCAGCGCCTGATGATATACTATCTGAAACCATTTTAATAAAAGTATTATTAATATCTAGTTGCAAATAAAGATCCTGTAATCCAATAACATCATTTGAATATGGTGAAGTTGATATTTCAATAATTGGTGCTCCTTTATATAATGCTGTTGAAGTTATATTGATTGGATATAACTTAATTTCACCTTTTACATAATCAATTGTTCCAACATTTCTTTTCACAATTTGTGGTTGGGTTGGAGAATTTAACTTAAAAATGTTAATGGAACCAGTTTCTTGATTTTGATCTGGCATGTCCATAAGATAAACAGGACTTCCAATTCCACTTATATTAAATGCTGATGATTTGATGTTATATCCATTTACATTCTTGATATGAAATCTATTTCCGAAGCATATCTCATATTCTGCAAAAGTATTCAAGGAAGCTTTTAAATCTCTTCTGATTACTATGTTGGTAATATTTGATGTAATCGCTGGATGACTTTCATCAATTATGTTTAGAAACTTGCTATATTTAAATCTTGCACCAAATTTATTTAATTCAGTAGAATCGGCATATGCACTCACATTTGCAGAAACAACGCTATTAACGGCGTTTCCAGACGCCGCTAAATTGGTGTTATAATAAACATTAGACGATGCTTCAACATACAAGTATTTTAAGTCAACAATTTCTGGGATAATGCCAGCAACAGAATATTGCTTAAGTTCTCTTTTAATATTATCCTTAATTAAGTTTGATAAGTAGCGATCATTATATGGTTTGATACTAATGAAAACCTTTCCAAATTGTGGTGGTGATAATTCTTCCCCACCATATGCTGAAACAGATTCTGCTTCTGGATAAATTGAAGGGATTAATGCTTCATAGTCAGCAGCGGTTACTGCTCTGTTTCTTGATGCATATATTCTAGTTGCATACTTCTTGACCGATTCAACAGTCTCAATCGAATCACCTAACTGTGATGATTCTATTGTTGTAAGTAATGATATTCCAGATGTTACTATTCTTTCGCTTTGATCGACAAGTGTTCCATTAAAAACAAATGATGAAAGACCATTTGCATCAGAACCATTAGATACAACATACCTAACTGTGATATAATTTGGTTCTGATAATTTTTTACCAAAGATACCATCTCCAAAAATTAATTCATATCTTTCATCTTCTATTTCTTGAATGAAATAAATCGCTGAATCTGAATTTATATCAAAAAGACTATTTGCTAAAGTGTAAGTTCTGCTAACTGTAGAGTTTTCACTTGGTTTTACACTTACTGCAATTGTTCTTGTATCAATTCCAGCGTTATCAAGTATGAATCTTTGATTTAAATCAAAAGGATTTACTGTGAAATTTTGAATAACTTGTGTTCCCTCGTATACCTCAACATCATTAAACTCTGCGATGTTGTTTGTAACTGGTACAGTAATGTCTGATGGAATAATAAATGAATAACTTTCTGTTCCAAACGAACGTGTCGTACATACAACACCCGATTTAAGTGTTAGTTGTGTTGGAACATTTGTAAAATTGGTTGTATCAACAAAGAATGATACCTTTGCTCTTGCAGATCTTCTTGATCTTGGAACATATCCAATATTTCTTGCAAGAGAAACAACATTCTCTCTAAGTGTAGCACTATCGATAAACACTTCATTTGCCACCATATTGGCATTATATGAAGTGATGTATGTATTATACGCAAGAGTGTCTATGATTGTTGAAAGATTAGATCCTTCAAAATCATAGTCAGTAAAATTTGAATTCGATCTAAGGTAATCCTTAATCGATGTTTTAATCTGATCGAAATCTAAATTAGCGAAATTTACTAGTGCCATTATCGTGTTGGTTGTAATGCAAATGATAATTGTTGAGCTGCGACATCAATTCCAACAATTTCATATCTAACGGTTACATTAAATTCGCCATTATCGTAGTCTGGAGCAACTTTTACATTAAGTAAATTCACTCTTGGTTCAAAATTATTGATGGTTGTTCTAATTTCATCTTCAATAGATGATGCAGTAATCTCATTTACGTTCTCAAAGAGAAGGCGACTGACTTTTGAACCTAAAATTTGGTTAAAAGGTCTTTCTCCTTGGTATGTAAGTACAAGATTCCGAATAGAACGGGCAATTGCGGTCTCATTTTTAATCGCAATCAAATCATAGGTCAATGGATTGACCTGAAATGAAGAACTAATGTCCTTAAAACCTTTACTTACCCGTTCTACAGGCATAAAAAATTATAATTCTATCTTATTTATTACCCTTTTATTGATCCATAGGTGGGTTCAGTGCCATAATCCCAGTCATCATAGTCCTCATCATTACGAATTTTTTCATGTAACTCATTTTGAGTGTGAAAATCGTGTTTTTTGGGTGTCATATCATCATTTGCGATCTCACGAAGCATTTTTTGCTTCGGATTTGACCAATAATCAGTAATTAAACTAGTTGTTCCCCATGTTTCTTTCATATAATCAACATTCCTATCTGGATTCGGGTTGTTTGCCATCTGTTTTCTCCTCTATTAAGGGTTGAACAGAACTTTTTACGGGGTTGCTATCCCGTTCTTTAGCAGTTTTCCAGAAATATTCGTCTTCTCTACCCATTCCAAGGCGCTCAAATCCATTTTCAACTGAATAATACTGAGTTGAAACCTTAAAATCGGGCATTTTTGGTTCAACAGGTGTCAAACTGTTATCAAATATACGTAATCTGTTATTGGGATACAGTGCAAACTGTCCATTTTCAAGCTCAATTAGGTTATGTGACTTATGTTCGGCAGGATTTTCACTTGTTGCCCAATCAACCATGTCTGGATCACGATGATAGTTATCTAATGTACAAACATAAGTACCCTTTTGAATGCCATAATCTCTTGTATAGCATTCAAAGTCCATACTACCAATAAATTTCTTATCAATACTGACTACACCATAATCCATACAATTCCAAAATTGTAGGTTAGGTAGGTTCATATCAGGTGAAGGGGTCTCAGGACGCGCTACAAAGGCACTGAGGGGCAGCTTATCGTACATTGCAGCATACTCTGGTAAGTATGTCTCAAAATAAAAAGCGCGTCCAGGAATCGACTTAGCCGAAACCCAAACGCCCTTTACAAATTCACCCCATCCACTTTGATGATCAGTTAGATATTCTTTACGAACCCATACTTCAACTGATGGTAGATTGGTGATTAAGCAACTCATTTAAATTTTCATTCTGTACTATTTAACCCTTACCTTGTCCACGATACTTTTTCTTGCGACCATTACGAGAGGTTGCAGAGAGTAGTGTACGTGGACTACGCCCTTGACGAGTTTTCTTAGGAGCACCAGGCTCAAACACAGTCTTATTCGATCCACCTTTAGCCATTAGATTTCCTCCAGTTCAATTAAATTACTATCAAAAGTTTCATCCGAGAAAAAGCGTTCGGATAAGTCTTGTAAGACCTCACTACATTCTTCATGAGTAAGGTCTTTATAAATCTTACGCCCTTTATAAAGTACGTTAAATTTAGTCATTAGATAACTCGAGTCTTTTCGTGCCCAACACGAATCCGAGGATCACACCAGATATCAAAACCTTCTTCCTTTGCATCAAGACAGAAGGAAACATCTTCCCCACACATATCCTGAACTGCACCAGATTCAAAGACTTGCATCTTAGGAGCAAACCAAGGGTATTCAAGATTCTCAAAGACACCCTTCTTAATCAACACCCACCCAAAACCAGTGTAATCAACAGTGAAAGGCTTCTTACGCTTACTAATGGATTCAACAGTTTCATGGTTCATCACACCACCATTACGTCGGAAGTCATCTTCTTCTAACCAGTGTGCTACTGAGGTTGTGTGACCATCTTCTGTTGCATACCATCCAGCAGTAATCTCACGTTCCGTGCCATCTTCTGAAAGTGCAAGATCGCACAGTTGCCAGAACTTTTCTGTGGTAAACACAATATCACTATCAATCCACAATTGATAATCATACTGCAACTTTCCATCCCAAGGAATTTGCTTCGGACCACGAAGAACTTTTGCACCTAAACACTTACAACGTGCAAAGTTTACCATAGAAGAGTAATCCTGACTAATCTGAATACTCATGCCATTCTGTACCATATCAAAGCACAGTTGGACAAAGTTCTTCAGAAAAATAAAACTACATCCACGACCTGGTAGACAAAAGACAATGCTCTTGCCACGCATCCGTTCCTTGATTGCATCATAATCCCACTCTGCTTCCTTTGGTTTTGGTGCAGCAGCTTTTACAGTAAATCCTTTTGCCATAAGTCTTAAAAACTTCAGTTCAATTTTAACAGTCTATATATGCCTTTGTCAATGCGAGGAATTCAATATTGTTTCCTTATTCACAATCAATTCCTCATATGACAAATCCTCAACACTATAGTCAGTCTTCATTAAACCAACCATATTATTGAGGGTCCTCCAAGTTGCTTGGAATTCTTCTTCCTTCAATGAATGATATAAACATTCATTCCTTGCATAAATGTGATAAACCTTTTCCATATGAAAAATATCTCCGGAAATTTTTTTCCCTAACCTTAATTAGTCATTGCATTATATATCAGTACAATCAAAAACCCGAGGGGCAATAATATAATTTTACCCATTGTCTTTGGATACCTGATTATCCAGCCAGCAAGTATTACTCTATAAAAATTCCAGTAAGGTCTTCTGTGGGGGTTTCGGTACGTCATCATACTTCCGGAAAATTTTTTTGAGATTGATATAACACTCGCGTTTTGTCACCTCTGTAGGTTAGGGTAGTTTGCCTTTTTTATATACGGGGCGGGGGGGACGCTTTAAGAACGCCCGCTACGCCGCCCGCCGATATAAACAACCGCCGCAAATAACTGCCGAATACGCATACGAATATCAGTCTAACATAAGTGCCCCTCAGTGTCAACCAAGGGGCACACAGTTAGTATCAGAATTCAATCGGATCTGCAGTGGGTTCGTTGATACCTTCGTCACTGACAAAAGTATCAAGAATCGACAGAAGTTCGTCGCCAGTATTAGCACGACCCAGAAGGGAAAGCATCACGGACTTGGACATAATGAAGAAGAAAAGTGTAGTAAACTGTTAGTAGGTAGTTTATAGTCTTGCCAAGGACT